CCACGTTAAGGAAAAATTATGAGCCAAGTATATGTAATTAAACCACTTGAAAAGAAAAGCATTGTCTATCATGTAGAAATGTTTAGAGAAAATGCAGACGGTAGCATTAGTTCTTTTACCATTGACGAAACTTATCGTTGGGGTCAAGGTTTTGTGGAGGGCGACTTAGACTGCAACCTTCCTTGGGAGGGCGATGATGTTGCTTATGCTAGAGCTGATGCAGGCTGGGGTTGTGAGTTTGATGACAGCATTAACATTGAAATTGAGTTTAGTGATGATATCGGTGAAGAAGAACAAGAAGCTATCCGAGAAGCTTACTACGATGGTGGCGCTGGTTGGTTGTTTGACGGGGAACATGATTGGCTAGAAGAAGACACTGCGGTTCACATCATTGCTCCGTATCAAATTGATCTGTGCGAAGATGACGGCACAGTTATTGAAGAAAACGTTAAACTTAAACCGCGGCCGGATCCTAGAACATCGTGGCCGTGGAGTACGGATAACCCTAAACCTGAGGAAGAATAATGGATACTGCTAAAGATATTATGGATCAATTTATTAGTCGCGCAAAAAATTTGCAGGAGTTTACTGTATGTGTAAACACACCAGCTGACTTTAGATTTAACGGAGTTGTTCCGTTTAACATGCAAATAGTCGACGGAGAAATTGAAGCTAAAGTTTGGGCTGTTGATTTTGAAGAGGCTGTTGATCGTTTAGATAAATGGTTGGAGACTTGTAAATGAACTGGTTTAAAAGAATGGTGGTTAAATGGGTACGTGAGGATTGGGAAAATGCTAGAGACCAGCCAGAGGATTGTTATCCAAGTCCTAAGTTGAGTCGTGGCAATACTATCAGCACTATCAGTGGTCGTGCTCACGTTGATAGCGAAGCTACACTACAGTTCAAAGTATACAACGCTGTAGGTGGCAAGGTTGTAGAGTTTACTCGCTATGACCGTAAAACTGACAGACACGATCATCAAATATATGTTATTGGCAAAGACGAAGACTTTGGTGAAAAGATTGCTAAAATTTCAACACTAGAGGTCTTACGATGAGCGCACAAGAACCTGCCAATGGTATACTCCTAATCAACGATTGGGGTTCTAGTAAAATGTACAAAGCTGTATGCCAATGCGGTGATAACGACTGTACACATACTATAGATGTAGAGGCGGAGGACGTAGGTGTTACAGTAACAGTCTATACCCAAACAAGAACAAATTTTTGGTCTACTAGACGTTGGACACATATTTGGAAGTTGCTAACCAAAGGTTATGTTGAAACTGAATCTTGTATTATTATGACCAAACAGGTTGCACTAAACTATGCATCTGTGTTACAATTAGCAATCAAAGATGTAGAAGAATTTAGGAAACAGAATGTCAAAGATTAAAATTGCAGAATTATTTTATAGTATACAAGGTGAAGGACGGTATATGGGTGTACCGTCTGTTTTCTTACGTACATTTGGTTGTAACTTTAAATGTAGTGGGTTTGGCATGCCGCGTGGTGAAATTAGTCACGAAGCAACAGACATTGCGGCTACACATACAATGATTACTCCATTTACAAAATACGAAGACTTGCCATTAGTTAGCACTGGTTGTGACAGCTATGCCAGCTGGCATCCAGATTTTAAAGATCTTAGTCCTATGCTTACTAGTGAAGCCATTGTAGATCGCATCATGGAAATCATTCCGCATAATGATTGGCAGGATGAACATTTGGTTATTACAGGCGGTGAGCCTTTGCTAGGCTGGCAACGTGCTTATCCAGACTTGTTGAATAATTCTAAGATGCGCGGATTAAAAGAGATCACATTTGAAACAAACGGTACCCAGAAACTTACACCAGAGTTTAAAGAATATTTAAGAAAATGGAATAGCGTAGTAGGAAAAGAACTTACCTTTAGTGTAAGTGCTAAACTGCCGGCAAGTGGCGAGAATTGGTTTGATGCAATTAAGCCAGAAATTGTTTGCGAGTACGAAGAAGTTGGCACGGCATATTTGAAGTTTGTAGTAGCAACTGAAGAAGATATTATTGATGCAGAACATGCTGTGGAGGAATATCGCGAAGCAGGGTTTAAAGGTCATGTTTATCTAATGCCTGTAGGCGGCGTTGAAAGTGTGTACACGCTGAACGCAAAGAATGTAGCATTGGCTGCAATGAAACGTGGATGGCGCTACAGTGACCGTTTGCAAGTGCCGTTGTTTAAAAATGAGTGGGGTACATAATGAAACAATTTATTAAACGTATTTTTGGAATTGAAAAACTAGAAATAGAAAAAGCCGAGCTTCAAGCGGCTAGAGACAAAGCCGCGGCCGAAGCTGTATTGGCTCAGCAAAAAGAAGAGCAAGCTAAAGCTACTCCAAAAGATCGAGCTACTAAAAAAGGTGAACCATGGGTAGGAGTGCTTAACACACATGTTAACCATGATAACGTTAGAAACGGTTTCTTTGAGCTTGACTGGAATGACCTTTTTATAGTACAATTGAAACAAGCTGGATACGGTTTTGATGGTGATCCAGACGAAGAGATTGTGGATCGTTGGTTCAGAGAGCTTGCTAGTAATATGTTTATGGAGCAAGGATTAGATCCAAGAAATCGCACAGCAGGTTTTATTAATGTTGTTCCGCTAACAAAAGGCAAATCAGAGGTTTCATGACACACATTATAGTTGATACTGCTAACACGTTTTTTCGTGCTAGACACGTGGTGCAAGGTGGTGCTGATATTAAACTTGGCATGGCTTTTCACATTACTTTCAATAGCATTAAAAAAGCGTGGAACGACTTCGGCGGTACTCACGTAGTGTTCTGCCTCGAAGGTCGCTCGTGGCGTAAAGACTTTTATCAGCCGTATAAACGCAACAGACAGGAAACTCGTAGTGCAATGACTGTAAAAGAACAAGAAGAAGACAAATTGTTCTGGGAAGCGTTTGACGAGTTTAAGACTTTTATTACAGAAAAAACTAATTGTACAGTAATGCAACATCAGCAATTAGAAGCAGACGACTTAATTGCAGGCTGGATACAAAGTCATCCAACTGACAAACACGTTATTATTTCAACAGACGGGGATTTTGCACAATTAGTAAGCCCTACAGTTAGTCAGTATAACGGCGTAGGTGATTTACATATTACACACGAGGGCATATTTGATGCTAAAGGTAAACCTGTTAAAGATAAAAAGACAGGGGAGCCAAAGCCTGCACAAGATCCAGAATGGATGCTATTCGAAAAGTGTATGCGTGGAGATACTAGTGATAATGTATTCTCAGCTTATCCCGGTGTGCGTACAAAAGGTTCTAAAAATAAAGTGGGGCTAATGGAAGCATTTGAAGATCGTAAGAGCAAAGGATATTCTTGGAACAATCTCATGCTTCAACGTTGGGTTGACCATAACGGCGTCGAACATCGTGTACTAGATGATTATATTCGTAATGTTAAATTATGCGATTTGACTGCACAGCCCGACGAAATTAAAACAATTATTAAAGAAACAATTGCCACACATGCTGTACCTAAGGACATTACACAAGTCGGTATACGTATGTTAAAATTCTGCAATGCGTGGGATATGAAAAAAATTGCAGACAACATACAGTCGTATGCTGAGCCATTCCAAGCAAAGTATCCAACAAGATCAAATGAGATACGTGAGCTATTACAGGAGAATTAAATGACAGAATATTATGCTAAGCCTATTATAGATGGAAAATTTTGGATCGTTGAACAGGACGGTGTCAAAGTAGGTCTACTACATAAAAAAGAAAACAACAAGTTTATGCTCAGTTCAACTGGCGGTGAACTTATGTTTAATAAGAAAGATGATCTTACCAAACAATTTGGCAAGGACTTTTTCTTAAAAAATTCCAAAGTGAAGATTACTTCAACTGAAGAGAACAAGGAGTGTCATGGGTATCCGGCTAGTTGTAATCCGTATAACGCCATGTACGATGTAAGAAGAAAACTGCCACTGTTTACTAAAAGTGAAAAATCAAAAAGTCTTTATTGTGCTGGATACTATGTAATTAAATTTGACAAAGGTTGGGTTAAAAGTTTTTGTCCAAAAGCAATCACTGTAGAGCGATATCCATATAAAGGTCCATTTACTAGTGAACTTGAAATGAAGGTTATGTTAGCTAATGCAAAATCAGATTAATACTACTCCAATAACACAGTTTATTCAGCAAATACGAACTGCGGAATTAAGCCAACAAAAAGAAGTTAAACTGCCTATGCAACAGGCACGTTTAATCTCGCTGGCACTAGCAGAAGTATTAGAGCACATGAATAGAGACTGGGAAACATTGTATCATGCACTAAAACAAGGATCTAATCCAGATATAGTTTCTGTTGAAATGGACGGTGGAGATTTTCAGAAAGATTAACTTGGTACTTTATACCGTTAAAAATGATAAATATATGCGTAGATAACAACGCATATGAGCAGACCAAAACCTAAAGTTCTATTAGAGTACGTTAACAAAAAAACTTATAAAGCTGAACAAGTTTTAGAAGCTGATGCCATTTGGGCAGTCTTCTATAAAGGACAGCCGTTTAATCTTAAATCATTCAACAGCCTTACCAGCTACCCTGGACCTAAGTACAAAAAAGTATCCTTTAGCAATCCCGGACATGCTGTAAACCTTGCTAAAAAACTTAATCTAACTTTTGGTACTCAAGATTTCCAAGTGGTTAAATTAACGCAAGGTGAAATTCAAAAATGATTGAGAGAGATACATTAACTAAAATTTTTCTCAAACAATGGGGCAAGGGTACAGATGACACCAATGTTAAATTGTTTTCACGAAAATGGTGGCAATCTACAAGAGTTGGCAAACAGTCAGCATTCAGACTTAGCGACGAAGGATTTAAATTCCTATTAGAAGAATTGGATTTAAAAAGCTACGAGATACCGTTTACCGAATCTATTGAACTAAGCCCTCAGACTATTGTATTTTTAGAACGATACATTGATTGCCCGTACTATTTGACTGCCGAAAGCATAACAGTATTCTCAGAAAAGAAAAGTTTTGAGCTTTATCTATTTTCGGACGATATTCGAAAATTTGGACTAGTAAAAGCAATGAAAGAACGCCAAAAAGATTTGGACGATTCTGTCCAAAATTAATAAAATTCCAGTTGACTTAGTTAAGCTACTGTCGTATAATAACACATAGACAGATAGTTCTTAACAATTTTTAACCCTGGAGTATATATGAGCGAGATCATTTCACGTACCGTTGGTCCTAAAGCCGCTAAAAAATCCCTGCGTAAAGCATTTAACAGTAAACGTCCAATCTTCCTTTGGGGTCCTCCAGGAATTGGTAAGTCAGATATTATTAAACAGTTGGGTGCAGAACTTGACGCATATGTGATCGACGTTCGGTTGTCACTTTGGGAACCTACCGACATTAAAGGTATTCCATATTTTGACTCAAACTCTAATACAATGGTTTGGGCACCTCCAGGTGAATTGCCAAGCAAAGAATTTGCTAAGAATCATAAACAAATTATCCTGTTTATGGACGAAATGAACTCTGCGGCTCCTAGCGTACAGGCCGCGGCTTATCAGCTAGTGCTCAACCGTAAAGTAGGCACTTATGAATTGCCAGACAACGTTGTAATGGTTGCCGCTGGTAACCGCGAAACTGACAAGGGTGTTACATATCGTATGCCTGCTCCGTTGGCTAACCGTTTTGTTCACTTGGAAATGACCGTTGAGTGGGATGACTATTTTGAGTGGGCTACTGAAAACAAGATCCATAAAGACGTAGTTGGCTTCTTGACCTTCTCTAAGAAGGACCTGTACGACTTTGACCCAAAGTCTAGCTCACGTGCATTTGCTACACCTCGCTCATGGGCTTTCGTTAGCGAACTGCTCACAGACGACGACTGCGATGACAGTACACTTACTGATCTTACTTGTGGAGCAATTGGCGAAGGTCTTGCTATTAAATTTATGGCACACCGTAAGCATGCCAGCAAAATGCCTAATCCAACAGATATCCTGTCTGGCAAAGTTAAGAAAATGGATACTAAAGAAATCAGTGCCATGTACTCATTGACTGTTAGTCTGTGCTACGAGCTTAAAGAAGCAAACGACAAACGTTCTAAAGATTGGGATTTACAAGTTAATAACTTTTTCCAGTTCATGATGGATAATTTTGAAACAGAATTAGTTATTATGGGTACTAAATTGGCGTTGAGCCAATATAAACTTCCGCTGGATCCAGATGAGATCAAGTGTTTTGATGATTTCCATGCAAAGTATGGAAAGTACATTTCGGCAGCAACTGAAAAGAGCGTTCGCTAAAATGATTGACACCGCCTTAGGGCGGTGTTATAATATAAGTATATTGTAAATAGGAGCATTTAATGTCTAATCTTGATCCAATCATTGACAACATTATTGTCGCCCGTGTTGGACTGTTGCTACGTCATCCATTCTTTGGTAACATGGCAACTCGTTTAAAAATTGTAGACGGCAGTGATTGGTGTGCAACTGCGGCTACAGATGGTCGCCATATCTATTTTAATAGAGAATTTTTCCAAAAATTAAGCATTAAACAAATTGAATTTGTTATTGCTCACGAAATCCTACATAATGTATTCGATCACTTGAGCCGTAACGAAGGCCGCGATCATAGAATCTTTAACATTGCCGCTGACTATTGCGTTAACGGACAATTGATCCGTGACCATATTGGAGAGATACCTCCAAAAGAAATTAAAATCTTTCACGATCCTAAATACTATACTTGGGGTGCAGAACAGGTCTATGACGACATTTATGACAAACATACTGATGAAGAATTGAGTGCGTTAGGTCAACTGTTGGATGAACACATAGACTGGGGTAACCAAGATGGTGATAGCCAGGATGGCAAGGGCAATCGTCCTCAATACAGCAAAGAAGAACTAAAGAAAATTAGAGACGAGATGCGTGAAGCTATTGTGCAGGCGGCACAGGCAGCGGGTGCGGGAAATACTCCCGCAAACATTCAGCGCATGATTAAAGAACTTACTGAACCTAAAATGGATTGGAGACAAATTCTGCGTCAACAAATCCAAAGCACTATTAAGAACGACTTTAGTTTTATGCGGCCTAACCGTAAGGGCTGGCATATGAATGCTATTCTTCCTGGTCAGAACTATCAAGAAACTATTGATATCTGTATCTCCATTGACATGAGCGGAAGTATTGGGGACGATCAAGCTCGAGATTTCCTTACTGAGATTAAAGGAATTATGGAAGAATATAAAGACTTTAAAATCAAACTATGGTGTTTTGACACTGCTGTGTATAACGAAGCAGACTTTGACGGATATACTATTGACGAGTTTGAAGACTATAAAGTAGCAGGCGGTGGTGGAACTGAGTTTATGGCTAACTGGGAATACATGAAAGAAAACGATATTAACCCTAAAAAGTTTATCATGTTTACAGATGGTTATCCATACGGTTCGTGGGGTGATGAAAACTATTGCGATACAGTATTCATCATTCATGGCAACGACACTATTATTCCACCATGGGGTGAGTTTGCCTACTACGAATTTAAGAATGAATCTAGAGTTTGATGCATTTAGTAGTGGTCAAGTTAATAGCAAACTATGGGCCGCTGAAAAACTAGAATGGTGTGTAAAGGAACACATTACCGACCCCTTGGACATATATGTCTTAGGCGGTTGGTATTCCCTATTACACTTTATCCTCAAAGTTAGAAATAATATTAAAATAAATTCGTGTCGATCTTTTGATCTTGATCCCAGTGCCTGTTCAGTTGCTAATGCAATTAACAACACTTGGGAATTACAAGACTGGGCATTTAGAGCATATCCACAAGATATTAATACAATAGATTACCCAGTGTCCGTTAACTGCGTAATTAATACAGTAACTGAACACGTAAAAGGTACCGCATGGTATGATCGGATACCTAATGGTACTCTGTGTCTATTTCAATCTAACAATCTTCAACACTCAGATCACATAAACATAGTATCAAGTATAGAAGAATTAGAACAAAAATTTCCGCTAGCTGAAACATTTTTTACAGGTAGTAAATGCATGGATTCCTATACTAGATACATGACAATAGGTAAAAAATAATGGCCTTAAAAAATGGCAAGCCAAATCCTTTAAATTTTTTTAATCTAAGGAGAGTAGATTATTCTGCTCCGCATTTTGTTTACACTAAAATAGACAGATATACACCTACATTAGTTAAAGATATCGATCAATGGATTAAACTGAATCTTAACGGTAGATATTACGTAGGTCAGGATTTAACTTTAGATCATACAAATACCATAGTATATGTAACTAAGGTAGGGTTTGAAACGGAAAAAGAACTTAGTTTCTTCAAAATTGCGTGTCCTATTTTAGAATCAAGATAAATTACTATACGTTCTTGTTTAGGAGACTTTATGACTGAAGAAAACAAAGATATTAAAACAGCGGCACCAAGCGGGCCGGCCGCACCCGCACAAGAAGGCCCAGATCTTAACATTAACGATCTTAATGCCTTAAAAGTTATCATCGACATCGCTAGTAGCAGGGGTGCATTTAAACCATCTGAAATGGTGGCGGTGGGCCAAACATATGCAAAGCTGGCCGCATTTTTAGATGTTGTGTCAAAAACTGCAGAAGGAGCAAAACAAAATGGCTGAACTTAAACACATAGGTCGGGTTGTAAAAACCGGCAAAAAAGTATTAGTAGCTTTTAGAACATTACCTGGTGCATCTGATAGATGCTTGGTTGTCCCAACTGAAAGCCTACCAGATAGTTATCACGATGCATTAATTAATCTTGTTGAGAGTAACGCTGGACAAAGTGCTAACGAATTTGCAGAAGTATTAGCACGTACCAATTTTCCAGACGGTACTATTATGCTGGCTGCTTTGCATTCTCAAGGTAGGATGATATCTGTTGGTACTAGCGAAATAGAAATGTGCCCAACTAACAGTCACACTGTAATACTGTCTGAATTAAATTCATTAATTGCAGAGCAAAAAGGCGTTACAGTTGACAGCCTTGCTGTACAACGTCCATTAACTGATCCAAATATTCAGGTACGTGATGTTGCAACTATTCGAGATGTAGATCCGCCAAAATCTCAACCGTTGACTCCACCAACCGATACCGAGCCACTAACTGACGATGCTGTAGCTAAAAAATACCGAAGCGATGCAGATCGTCTTAGTAAAGAGGCAGCACAACTTAGAAGAATGGCTGAAGATTTAGTGCCCACTAAAAAGAAAGTATCGGCAGTGGAGTGAGCAACCAAGGGAAGTCTCTCCCAAAAGATGTTATAGCACACTGGCCTGAAGTATTTGGTGAGGTAAGATTAAATGTTCTACCCTTACGATATTTGGACTCTGTGCTGTTAAATTTTAAAGACGGTAAAGTTTGGGAGATTAAAGTTACTAAAAAGACTAGAGATGCTGGTTGGGATCAGTTCGAAAAGTCTATTTCTGAGTTGGTTAAAACATACGAAGAAAAAATTGATAACGTTGATTTTAAGTTAGATACTGACAGAGTTAAAAAAGATATTACTAAAGATACACAAAAATTTCTTAAGAAAAAGTTAGATTAAATGAAAGTTAACCTCCTATCCTACAGTCAACCCACACAAGAGTTTAAGAATTTGGGCATCGCTGATGCTCAAGAACTTATTGCATATTGTGCAAGAGTAAGTAATCCTAGCAATCAATTTAATACAGAAACTAGTGAAAAACTTATCAAATATCTAATTAAACATCAACATTGGTCACCATTAGAAATGGTCAGCGCCTGTATTGAAATTACTACTACTAGAGATATTGCAAGGCAAATTCTGCGACATCGAAGCTTTGCATTTCAAGAGTTTAGTCAACGCTACGCTGATCCTACTAAAGATTTAAATTTTGTAATTCGAGAGGCTAGGCTACAAGATACAAAAAATAGGCAAAACAGTATTTCCACAAATGACACAGAACTGCAAGCATGGTGGGATGCTAAACAAAAATGGATTATTGAACAGGCTAGTTCAGCATACTCTGAGGCAATTGAAAGAGGTATTGCCAAGGAACAGGCTCGTGCTGTTTTACCAGAAGGTCTTACAGAAAGTCGTTTATATATGAATGGAACTTTACGTAGTTGGGTACACTACATAGAACTTCGATCAGCTAACGGTACTCAACTAGAACATCAAGAAATTGCCAAAGCATGTGCTCAAGTAATTTCAACAGTGTTTCCTATGGCTAACGATCTTGTATCAAACTGATTGCCTAGCCAATCATAATTGTTAATTGAAACCAGTGCAGATATGTTACTTCTGCACGTTTTCCCAAACAACTCTCCTTGCTGTGCGCCATCAAGTATATAGTTAGCAAATACATGATTAGTTGGCTCTAACCACTTTGCTAATCGATCCTGTGTTTCGCTAGTATCTTGTCTATCAATACTTTGACTAGCTAATTTTGCACACTCCCGAAACGCACCTTTCCATGCTTCAAATGGACTAACCGCAAAGTTTGTTACATTGCTAATTTCGTTCATAACTTTAACATTGTGACTTAAACTAGTAGTAACATCAACTCCTGCTGTTTTATCTATTAATAGATGTTTTGGTAATAACTTTATTCCGCCGTAACCGTATTCTAATCCATTGACTGGATTACGACTCTTCCAAATATGAACTGTATCAAAATGATCAGCTGATACTTCGTAGGTAAATTTAAAAGTGTCTTCAATTATTGCATCGGCGTCAACTACCCATAAAAAACTTGTTGCAGAACCGAGTGCGGCACGTTTATGTGCATTGGCTATTCCCTTAATCCCGTTTACTCTATTTGCAGATGGCACTTTGTTTTTTAATTTTTGCCAGTTATTCTCTGCATAAGTTTCATTGTAACTGAGAAAAAATACATCATAACATACTGATGATTTTTTATATCGAGTGCTTACTAAAAATTTAGCAGATTCAAATGCTGCCTTAGTTACTGGTTTTCTTCCAGGGCACAAATAGATCTTATTAGAATTTACATCTTCTAAATAAGAAATCCTATCTAAAAATACAGGATCTATTTTTAAAAATTCAAAGCTAAGAAGTTGGACAGTTGGTATAATCCAAAACATTTTAGTTCTAACAGTGTTTGTGTAATTTACTGCTGTAGAAAAAGCATCTAAATCATAAACTATTTTAGCTAACGGAAATTGATCTTTTGCACGGTTTAATGCATCTTCTGGCCAAGACTTATTATGTAGGAAAATTATATCGTACATTATTCTCTGTCTAGCAGATTAGTTGTAATACGAGTTTGATCTGCATGAACATGTTTAAAAAATCGGCTGGCACTTTCATCTAACACGCTTAATGGTATGTCCAATTGCGGACTTAATTTGTCCCCAAAATGTTTTACATAATCAATAATGTTTTCATCAGTAACTGTACCGTCTACTGTCTCAGCATATAGTTTTCCAAGATAATCAAAATCTCGAACATTGGTATAATCCCAATCAGTACAATTGGTCATGTAGCATCCCTGTCTAGCGCCAAGTATTGCCCACATACCGTTTTTAACATCAGACCCAACATTCATCCAGATCAACAAGCGATGTAGATTTTTCCAATGTACTTCTTTTTTAAAATTTATATGATTAACACGAACGCCACGATCCAATGACATCTTAACACCTTCACGGAATCCTGCTCGCCATGCTTGAAACGGAGTAGCATTATTGTGTACATCGCTGTAACAACTATTCATTTGGATATATTCTGCATCCCAGCAAAAGTCTACTTGTGCATTTGGATCATCAGTGGGAGCATTTTCGTGCGTCTTCATAGACAACACGTATTCTTTTGGCCATAACTTTAGGCCGCCGTTACCGTACATTAATCCATTTATAATGTTATGACCACACCAACTAACTACACAACGACTATAGTCTTTGTATGCAGTAAAGTCAACTTCTTGATTAAAGAAATCTTCACGTACAATATTGTCGCCGTCTACTGTAACGAATCGATCTGTTTCACTTAATGCGGCGCAGGCTTTATGAGCACTATCGCTGCCTTTAACACCGTGTACACGCTTTGCCCAGGGTACTTTGTTTAATAAATCTGCATAATTTTTTTCAGCATTTGGTTCATCATAGCTGAGATAGATAATGTCAAAATCTATAATTTTAAACTTTTGACTCATTTAATGTCCTTAGGCTATAAGTATCAAAGAATTTTTTAGTTACAATAGAAACTTCTGTACTATCAGATTCGATATTAAATTCATGTGGGATAAACACGCGATCTTCTCGAACTAGTCTTTCTAGTGTTATAGGAATTGTTCTAAACACAAAATTTTTATTTTGATATTTACAAATATAAAACTCTAATGTTACATCAAGAATTTTTTGTTTTAGGCCAACTTTAACATCATCACGTATTTTAAATGCCCAGTGTTTTACATCTATGTGATTTTCAATTGAACACGAGCTATCTAATACATTAGACAAATCTACAAGAATTAATGAATTAAAATTGATATCAGTACTAACTTTAGAACTAACTAAAGTTATTTGATCTTTTTCAAAGACAATTTTAAAATCATTAAAATTTTGTTTGCCTTCTAAAAATAGTTTTACATCGTCATATGGCATCTTGATAAACGAATCAAGATCTTTTCTTTCTTCATTTGTTATTGAAAGTATTGCACCATTAAATTTATCAAAATAAATCAAATAGCTGTTGTCAATAACACCTAGATTATGTGCTTGTATGATTGCTTCATCTGACAATACGTCATCTTCATGCAACAATTCTTCTTCCATTTTTTGAGGATTCCTTTAATGAAGATAACACTTGTGGAGTTAAAAAACTATCGTCAATATAATGAAACACGCCTGTTTGTAAAATATTAGACACGTATAACTGTCCGCTATCAGTATAGTACCAATCTAAAACTTTAGTCCAACTTGTTGGTATTGGACTAATATTCTGCAGATTAGATTTCATGTGTGTTATTGATAAGTTGATTTGATCATTGACAATTTGATCGTCTACGCCTAACACCTTGGCCGCAATGGCTGCACTGACATCCATGCTTAGCCAACTCTGTTTGTGCTTAGGAGCAATATCAAAATATGTACGTTCCCAGTTGGCAACAACAAATGCCATAGCGTTATAAAAGTCTAACGCTGTTTTATTTTTCTTAAAGTAATGGAGACCAAAATATACGTTAGGTAATTCGTTCTCATTAAACATTTTACGATTTACATAGTCTTTAAGTACTCGACCTCTAAAATCTTTTATTTTTGAATTGAAGAAAACATCGTAGTTAGACAACTGATCCCACATTGGTGTGAAATTGTCTAAGACTAACATATCACTATCTAAGACTATAGTTTCATCATACGGTGTAATGTGATATAGTTTCCAACGATTTTCAACCTTCCATACACTGTCGGCTGCTTGGTCGTCACCGGGAATGGCTAGTACTTTATCAAACACTGCTTGATACTCTTCAGGCACAGGATCGTTTGTGACGATACTTATAAGGCAAGAATCTTGACTAGTATGTAGACTCAAAGCAAGAGCATAGGCTTGCTTTACATAATCTATGCCTTCGCTATTTTGAGCTAATACTAGGAATCCTTTCATGCCGCGCTTAATGCTGTATTAGTATCGTCGGATTTCTTGCCCCAGGTAACTCTATTCCAAACACGTTCGTGTCCATAGAATAATGCAATGTTTACAACGGTAGCAATACCTAAGAACGCGGCAGCACTACCCCAGCTTCCTGTCATAATAAATGGAATTAAGAAATTGCTAGATGTAATTAGTACACGCCATGTAACAATCTTGCTGATAGTTCGTGGTTGGCCTTCATGGAATAATAGGCCGTCCGAAGGTTTACGATTCCACTGTGCAAAATTCCAACCACGTTCGTGTGCCCAGTATAACACTGAATTAATTACTGCTGCCAGTCCGGCAATTTGCAAACCGGTAACCCAACTACCCGATACAATAAATCCATTTACGACATGACTGACTGTTAGTAGAACACGCCATGAAATTACCTTGGCTATTGTTCTTGGATGATTTTCAATAAATTTCATAAAATTCCTTAAATTATTCGCTCTAAACTATATTTGTTCATAAGATGTACATCAAGATTTGATGTTTTAACAACAATGTATTCCCCTGGAAAACTTTCTTTTTCAATTAGAATTTGACATTCATGTCCGTTAATACTATTAATTATGTCTTTATCTATAGCGTAATAAAGTTTTCCGGGCAAACTTGATGCAAAAAAACTGTCTGGGGTGCCACCGTTCATAATACTGATTGCTATACTAAACGCATAATCGTTTCTATAGGTCATTGTTTCTACACAATAGAGCAATCTGTAGTAATTCCAATTTTCTCTAATGTGATTAATCAACGTAAAAAATGATTCTGTTATAGGAGTCTTTTTAAAATAAAATACTGTTGCCCAATAAAAAGGAACTGAATACTGATTAATATATTCATACTTCATACGCCATCTTGATATATCGTAGCTGTCTTTATAGATGGCAAAATCGCTAGAGTTGTCCCAGATAGCTTTTAAGTTGTCAGAGCAGATGATAAAGTCACTGTCAATTACTAACGTTTCATCATAAGGTGACAACTCATATGCACTTGTTCTACTAAAATTATTCCACTTTAGTAATTTTTTCTTTAGTGTGCCGTCGTGAAAACTTCTATTCTGAGTTTGACTATTTCTATAGTCAACTACTTTCCAAATATCAATTACTTGGTCAAATGTGTTGTCTGTGTCTATCTCAGCAAGATAATCAGGGCTGTCTGTAACAATTGAAACTGGAACATTTAAATACTGTTTTACCCGCTTGGCTGCAAACAGTGCCTGTTTAACATAATCAACTTCACTGTTGTTCTGAGCAAAGATTAAACATCCCTTAGTCATACTTGACTAAATCCTCAACTTTTCTTTGTTTTTTAAGTGCTGAATATTTTGAAAAATATTGATTTGATGATTGAAAGTATTGGTCAAGAATATTATCATAAAATTCTTGAACATCTTTTATCTGTACAGGCATATTGTTGTCGTCAATAAGAACAACATCTTCAGTATATCCAGAATCTAATACTAACTTAACAAAAGTAATTAACTCTCGTTGAATAGTAAAGCTAGCACCACTTTGATAGAAAATTAGTCCTTGATTAAATTCTTCTAAGGCTAATTTTCTTTGTCCTGTTAACGACGCCATAAAGTTGGCGGTTTGGAATGCTTTTTCTAAACTTTCTGTCATAGATAATCTCACTTGAATTGCTCAAGTAATTATCTTAATTTAGTAAAAAGGTTTAGAATCCTGACTGCGAAGCAGACGGTACTGGTACTGATACGTTTGCGCCAGATGGACGGAACATTTGAATGGAACTAGTTAACGTACCATCTACATCCTCGTCTTGTACTGGACCCGGTGGAAAACCAGGACTTGGATTGTTTAAATCACCTGCATCTTCATCTTGAAATACTATTGAAAAGACAATATTATTTCCAGTTAATCTAGCATAGATAAAATAATCGTTTTCTGCATAGGCTCCAGCTGGTGCTTGTTTACGGAAGATTAATTGGTCGCTGCCTGTTAAACTATAGAACCCAATTGGAAAAGTCTGAGCAGTTGCGCTAGGATCTCCACAGACTGTAGTAGTGTAGTTCATAGTAATAGTACCCATTTGACTTAACATCAATGTCCATGTATTATTCTTTGAACCCGAATTTCCGCCAGTTCTGCTGGCACTGATTTGAAAATTTCCGCCAGCGTTAAAGTAGTGTCTTGCGGCATCAAAACTAGAAAATGTAATAGTACAAGTATGCGTTAATGTACCGTTCCATGCACTAGTTCGCTGATACGGTGATACTACATTTTCTAATGTACCTTGATTACTAGCTACTGCTAATCTATTGGCAGTAACTGTATCTGCCATATTATCGTATTGTGCCCGCAAGGCTTCACTAATAATACTGCTGGTTGAAGCCAATGTTAAATTACTAGTTTCGTCAACACCAGTTTGGTGTTGTCTTGTTTTAAGTAAATCTGTTCTTAACTGATTCCATTGCACTGCACGAATTAGATCGCCAACTGCTACTTGTGTGCTGGTGAGAGACTGACCATAGCCGTAATTGCCTGTGCCTGTTCCTAAGACTAATGCAATCTTTCCTTGAATTGCATTATAATCAGCTGCCCTAACTCTTGAACCTACGCCTGGCATAATTAATTCCTTATAGTATCACTGCTTCGATCAATTTGACTCCAGTGTCGTCGCTTGATTCTAATGCAATACCAAATACATCGTTTGCGTGTGGGACTCCAGCAACTGCTGTTCCGTCGTTGGCTGCAACTAAACGTTGACCTTTTGTTATTGCACCAGTAACTTTTACTGGAACTCGACCTTTCAACGCAATATATGTGCCGCCTTCTAATTCACTGTTCATCATAAATGCAGGTTGAGAACTAACTACACCAATAGCTCTATCTCCATACTTCGATGCTGTAACTTCTGCTTCTCCGCCAACTGCTACAACTGTACCAACTTCGTATACTTGATCTGTTAAATATTTTTCTGCCAAGTCAGCCCAACGTGCTGTTGACGCTTCACCTTGGAATAAAGTAGCATATAGATTGCCGCTACCATCTCTGGCTGCAATTGAGTTTGATGTTGCTGCCGCTGACGCAGTTCTAAACGAACCTGCAACATCTAGCGTAGCTGCCTGAGTAGCTAGTCCGCTAAAGGTATTAGCGTACATTGTTCTAAATTTAAACGCCGTTGATCCTACATCGTTTCCGTTATCAACGCCTGGAATTAAGTCATTGCCTAAAATTCTTAAAGGAGTTCTTGTAATACCGGCTACAGTAGTTCTAAATATAATCTTGTCGCCTACTTGATTTTGAATAATAGGATCTGTAGAACTTTCAATGAATACTTTAAGAGTATTATTGTTACCAACTGTGTACCCTAAATCACTAAATCTTACTAGTGTACTGAAATTAGCTTCGCCTGAGCGAACATAGTCTGATGCTAAAAATCCACCTAGTCTATCTGCGTCTGTAGCAGTTCCCCAAAATCTGTCATCTGTGGCAGTAACGCCAGTTGGGCTATATGCTAATGTAGTACCTTTCTTAATTGAAGTAAATCCTGTAATTGGATTAATACTTGACAAGGTAAACGCATCTTTTGAGATAATAAACACAGTCTTGTCATTAACAATCGCTTCAATAATCGCATGTCCAACGCTTTGATCGTCAAGAACACTGCGAGATAACATCTGTGTAGTTCCTGATCCTGAAACACCTTGTGGTCCAATTAGGATAAATTCAACACCGTTCCACGCATATAGCTGGTCGTTTGTTGTATCATACCAAAAGTCGCCTGTTGTTAACCCAGTAGGAGCAGTAGCTGAAATTTCAGCACCGCCTGTAGTACGGAATTTAGTTCCATCGTAAAACTTTAATTTTCTTGTGCCACTATCAAACCAAATTTGGCCCCTAACTGGCTTAGAAGGTTGGGTTGTATTAGCAAAATTCTCCAGTAAAAACACTAAATTCTCGTTCTGGACTTCACCATAACCAGCATAGTTTTTACCAATTAATTTGATATCTAAAGTATTGTCGATGGTACCGTCCGCAACTACTGTAACTTGCGACCCGTCGTATTTGTTTATGGTATAAGCCATCTCGTTTATTCCTCGTTCCTAGTATTTATCGTTATATTGGAGTAGCGGCTTCGTCGCTATCCCATGTCCAGACACTGTTTACAACTTCAAAAACTTTAATAGACCTTGTATAAGTTATAGTTGCAGGGCCCGTATTAAACGGATTTGTGTCAATATCTTCTAACACAGACACTTCTGATCCTGGAACTACCCCGTAAATTACTGCTTCTCCGCCTGGGCTAGTTGGTGCTGTAACTAGCGTACCTGTATCGCGTTGTCCTAGTGCAGTAGCAGTTGTTTTTACAATACCAGGAGCATTTACAGTTTCAGATAACGGAATAGCCAATGCTGGAAAGCTAATTTCTTGGCGGGTACAATACACTCTGCAAACTGTTCCTGTAGGATTATTTGCAATTGGAAATACGTCTGTTAAAATAGTGGCTATTTGAGTTCGCAAAGTTCCAGCAATTTGACTTAGCCCTGTAATATCTAACGAGAATGCCTTAGGTAGTGCTAGTATGGCATTTTGTAAAAATGCTAAATTTACAGCATCTAGCGGATTTACAGGATCTAAAATATTTGTTACTATAGAATTATTAACATCAACAACTCCTGTACCGTTAGGACTAATAATAATATCACCATTAGTATCAGTAGAACTAATAGTGTTGTTGTTTAACAAGAGATTATCAACACTTAGATCTTCTAAGTTACCAATACGTCTTAGACCCAGCGCCGTTGCCACTGTATTACCTAAAGTATCTGCTGATAAAACCTCAATATTATTAATTTTAAACTTCTTGCTAACCCCTAAACTTATATGTTCGTTAAATGTCCAGTTACTGTTAGTAACATCTAAGCTGTCTCTCACCCAAAGAATAGTATGATCTGTAGTTCCTTTAAGTATTAGACCACCTTCGTCACAATTAACATCAGTTGGAAGGTCTGTTTTTGCCAGCTCAATAGTCTTATCTTCAACTACAATATTATTAGTTTCTAAAGATGTCGTTTGACCTTGTACAGTAAGATTACCTCTAATTATAGTGTCGCCATTTACATCTAATGTACTTTCAGGAGAAGGTGTAAAAATACCAACTCTCTCAGTTGTGGCCTTGATATGTACTGCTGATTTAATACCGTCTACGTTTTTAACTTTTAATACTACTTCTTGACCACTTTGTAGTGGAGTAATATTAAATTGTGCATCAGTAGTTCTAATTTCTGTTGATGGTCCAGGACCTAACGTCAGCGGAACTGCATTGTTAATATAGACTTGACCTTGGAATATTGTTTCTGGGTCAGTTACTGATACAAAGTTTTCAGGTGTTTTTACTGAACCATCGGCGGCAATTAGTCCTCTAGCTTTGGTAATAGTACCTCTAAACTCTAGGCCGGTTAATGAACTAGAATTAAATCCTCTATAAATTGGCCCAGGAACTGCGCCTGCAATTGGACTAGCGGGAGTAAATTGATCTTTACTCCAAATTCCCATTAATGTTTGATTAACATACATCAGTGCTATTGTATGACTAATCTGATTAGTATCTAAAATAGATTCAATTGTCAGTCCGGTTAACCCTTGTTGGTCAGTAAATTGAGGGCCAGCTAAAGTTAACTGTGTGCCGTCATAAAAAAACAATTGCTTTCTAAAACTGTCAATCCATATATCACCTTGTACTAGATTACTAGGGACTTTATTTGACACAACTGTTCCACCCGATACTCTAAATCCATTGCCATCATAGGCTTTAAGTCTGCCTTCGGTAGTGTCATACCACAACTGGCCGGTTATAGGATTACTAGGAGGACTTGTGTTGGCAAAGTTTTCTAATAAGTGAATAAAATTTTCATTAAAAAATTCACCGTAACTACTAGAATTCTTTCCAACTAGAGTAACATCAGTTGACGTTTGGTCAAGAGTGCCGTCTACTACTTCAGTTAGTACGGTCCCGTCTGTTTTATTAATAATATAGCTCATTATAGTATACCAGTATAGATAATGTAGTTGACTGTTTGATAAGGATTCATAGTATTAAACGGAGTTGCAAGATCTTTAACAGGTAAATCGTCTGTTAAGATGCCTCCACTTGATCCTAGTGCCTGTGCTGATCCGTTGGCACCTGTTGCGCCCTGTGCTGGAATGCCGTTATCAATAGGTGCTCCGGGTACATTACGAATTGCATAATACTGATTACCAACGCCACCGCTGGATCTAGTACCTCTAAAATCGTGTTCGTGCTCTGGAATGTTGTTGATTGCTAATGAACGTTGTTCATTACCAGATGCCGCACCCACTATGTCTGCTGTGGTATCAGTTACCCTGTCAGCAATGCCGCCTCCAGCATCTATAAGAATTGTAGCGTTGTCTTTACTAGGAATAGTTCTACCGTTGTCCATATTGTCACGACCTAAGGGGAAACGTCCTCTTAAGTCCGGTAGTGCAAAGGTTGAAGCACCCTGTAATAGGCTTACATCTTTAAATGAATATCCAATTACTGAAAACAGTAACGGAAATTCTGAAATTCTAACTTCACCGCCATCACACAACAAATATCCAGCTGGAGCTGTCTGGCCACCAAATGGTAGTATAGAACCCGTTGGCACTGTGGCAGCAGAAGCAAACAACGTCTGCTTGCTAATTTTACGTAGACCTAAGTTAGGTCTTAATATCAATAACTGATCTGTTTGAAATGCTGCCCCAACTTCTTCTCTTGCACCAATCATATCTTGGCCAATTACTGTTTGGAATGTTGCTGTTCCGTCGCCCGTTTGTCCGTTGAAGTTAATCTGGTTACTGGTTACATCACCTACCAACTGGAATAGTGTTGAACTTGCTAGCCTTGCCGCAGTTCCTGAAATGTTACCTGTTAGTGAACCACTAAATGTTCCGCTAAAATTTCCTACAAATGTTTCTGCATAGATATTTCTAAAAGATTTTGAAGGACTGCCAATATCATATTTCATATGAGCCGCAGTTGAACTAGGTGCAATAACTGGATTATCTGATCTAGGATTACCGTTAGTATCTAGATAAGTTATAATCATAGGAGCTTCGTTTGTAATTTGCCCTTTGAGATTGCTTGTACCGGCTACCACTAGTCCGCCAGCAGTATTAATGCTAGATATACCAGTACCAGTAACTACTATACCTTCATCACTTCTAATTTTGCCAGATACATCAAGGCTTTCATTAGGATTAGTTTTGTTAATACCGACGTTGGTAATGTTTTCAGTACTGTTAATACGCATGACCGTTTTAGGGTCACCGCTAGCTAGTGTTAATTTAAAGTCAATAACTGAATTACTAGTCTTAGAATATAATACTGCGCTGTTAACGTCAGTACCAATGTTAAAACTTAGGTCGCCGCCTAGACTAATACCGCTGTTTGAACGAACATTTAGTCCGTTGTTAGTAGTACTAACTTGGTCAGATCTTAAAAAACTAGTTGACGGTACGACTGCATTGTTAACAACTAATGCATCAGCTTTACTGGCGACACCCCACATTTTCATTGGAGAAGTAGTGCTTGAAACATCTACTGAACTGATATTAAGACCTTTGCCAATAACTTCAAACCCAGTTATAGCACTCTTTGGCGCAAAACTTACGTTACTGATAATGGCAATTAGGTCGCCATCTGAATATAAACTGATCACACCGTGAACATTATTTGAGGTATCAACTATTGTTTCAACGTTAGGTCCTGTCTTTAGACCTCCGCTAAACTGTGGGCCAATTAAAACCCAGTTAGAACCTGAGAACATGTATAACTGCTGATTGTCAGTGTCGACCCAAAGATCGCCTTTGATACTGTTTGACACTGACGGAGCTACCGGAGCTTTCTTAACACTACCAGCGGCAGTCCATGTTGTTCCATCAAATACTTTTAGCTGATTAACCCCAGCCGTGTTGTCAAACCATAGTTGACCTTGTACTGGATTGCTAGGAGCAGTTGACCTTGCAAAATTTTCTAACAGATGTAAAAAGTTTTCTGCAACAAATTGTGCATAGCCTGCATAGTTTTTACCAACAAAGGTTAAACTAGTTTCTGTATTAAGGGTTTGGTCTTCAACAACAATAGTTGTTTTTTGCGGATTATTTAATTCTGAAAAACGAACTTGATAGCTCATATTATACTCCCGCTAGACCAGTTAAACTCTGTACTCGAACAGTGTAGTCGATTTGAATTAAACGATTCAACGATTTTTGCACAGGGTGAAAAATAACATGAGTTAGCAGTAGGCTGTTTCCAGAGGTACTATAACTTTTTAATCCCAATTCATCAAATACAAATTCACTTTGATTATCATTGGTATTGTCAAATGCACTTTGCCCGCTAGGCTCACCGTAATCCAGTAGACAAGTAATAAACACGTCAGTATAGTTTGTGCCTGTTACGTGACGTGTTTCTATGTAATTACGTGTAGGATCGCTATTGTTGCTTGAACGATCATCAACTACTTTGGCGTAGGTTTGATTATACAAGCTGGCGTTTGATCCAGAGCTGTTTGGTGTTAAGTAAGTAATAATACCGGTTGGGTCAACTGCTGTTCCGCCGTTACCAAATGCCATTTCGTAGATAAAACCTTGGCCGCTATTAGCAATACTTTGTGCTAGAGCAATACTGATGTTTTCATAGTGGATAGCATTTCGCTTGTCTATGAAAACATCTTTAGTTATAGGGTCATATATTTTAATATGCCCTTCAATGTGTAGTCCTGTTAAATCTTTACTTTGCATGGTAAAATCTCGTTATTCATTATTTATCAATAGCTATAATATGCTAGTTTAATCATTACCAAGTGTCTCCACTCCAGGCTACACGCTTCCAAATATTTGGAACTGATGCTGGCCCAATTGTAACGCTATCACCAATAGTTACTGATATACTACTTGATAATGATAAGGACCACTCTCCTGGATTATTTTCGACAGCATTAGCATCTAAAGTATAAGTATTTCCATTATGAATTAACTCCCACCCTGCTTGTGGTTGAGGAATACTGCCTTTTACTATAGTAGGATATGTACCTGAATACGTTAAGACAATCGTAGAAGAATAACTAGATGGTGTAAAATTTTGAGTACAATAATATATGTAGGAACTATTAAATGCTAAATCACCTTGCTTATTGCCTGCGGCACCTATGCTAGCAGTAGGTACTGCAACAACACGACCACCTGCCCAGGCTGTGGTCTGTACTGTAGCATCTGGGAATGTTATACCACCTGTGCCGCTATTTCCACTCAACGTCAACATAGACGAGGTAGGGTTAATGGTTACCTTAGATGTGTTGTACCAATCAGTGCCAGCATAAAATACTAGATTAGCATTACCACTTACTGTATCACCGTTGGCTGGAACTAATTCTCCAGGATAGGCAGTGGTTTGTACTGTGTTATCAGGGAATGTTACAGCACCATTGTGATTAAAGCGCCAAGTCTTAACCAGATCATCGTAACTGGATATTGTAAATGCGTCGCCTTCTGTACCGCCAATTTTAATTGCCGCTACAGGAATATCATCAAACGCATATTCGCCTTCGAGAATGCTTACGCCGCCGTCACCGCTAACCTCTACCCATGCTTCGCCACCAGGTAGTGTTAGTCTACCATCTGTGCCAAAACGCCACACATGCTGATTGCCGGCGTCATTGTCGTTGGTTCCAATCTCAACACCATATGCAGGCGATCCAAGGTATGCTGGCCCACGCTGTAGCATATAGTTGTAGTCATCACCAAAGTATAGATCGGCGGTGTCTCCAGCAGTCTTCATTATGTGGAAGTGAGTTGTGCCGCCAATTTCTGGCAATGCTCCGAACTCCAGTGAGCCACGGCTTGTTGCCATAGTGACAACACCATTCGTGTTAACACTTACTGAATATGCACCGTTGTTTATACTACTGGCGTTTTCGATGGCGCTTGGGTTATATTGTGTGACAGATAAGAAGTTAGTGGCATCTTCTTGAACAACAAAATCAGCCACTCCTGGCGTCACTGTGTTTGAAGTCTTGCCAACGTTAACCACTGTAATATCACTAGCTGTAGCATTTAACAAGCCTGTAAATAAAGCACCTGTAATAGCCCAATCGCTTACGGTAAACATAGTACCGTTGGTGTCAATTTGTACCACCGTAGCCGTTGACGACTCATTGAGGTCAAGATTGGCAAACCCGCCAGCCAATGCTACATATTCGTTTCTCACAGCAAGATTACTACCACCTGAGTTATTAAAAAATATTCCACCGTTAAATGTCCAACTGGCAGTATTATCGATTAAGCGTTGCCATATCACTGTACCAGTAGTACTATACTTGGCTACAACCCAGACAAAATCTGAAAGACCGAACCTACCTGTAACACCACTCAAGTACAAGTTGTTGTCGGGACCTACTACTACGCTGGTAGCAAAGTCAAGACAGTCACCTTGTACTCGTCTACTCCATTGTTTAACTCCACTACTGTCCAGTTTGAGCAACCCCATTGCCACGTCTTCGCCTGGCGTATCGTAATTGCCGCACACGTAAATGTTGCCGGCTGCATCAATGTCAGCATCTGCTCCTGTGCAATTTAAACCTATGTCAAATTGCACAGCTTTGCGCCAAGTAATAGTACCGTCGGCAGCATACTTGATCACAATCATACGATTGACTGTGTCGTTTGGAGCTAAAGTGGCAACATTGATAATCATATCATCATCACCGTCCATCCCTCCAAGATCTGAACCCATTACAGTTACTAGTGTGTCTCCTATTGTTCTGTTACCCACAGTGTCTACAACGTTGCTGAATGTTGGATTGCCTGGACTAGCAAAAGTGATATCACACGAAAAGCTGCCATTAGAAACACTGTATGCGTCTGTCCAATTAGGGTTAGTTGGCGGTATTGTAACAACTGTTGCAACTGCATCTTGTACTCCGATCCTATCAACATAACCAATAGTAACAATTTCCCCTGTAGGACCCACAGCCATACCATAGGCTTGATCGTCGCCCTGGCCGTCTAGAGTCTTTGACCATATTACTGTGCCGTCTGCTTGATCAATTTTACTAGTAACGATCATACTATCTATACTGTTGTCAGCATAGCCTACCATAATAGGATTACCGTCAACGTCTACATCTACTACAGGACTACCGCTATAGTATCCAAAATCGTAGGTTTTGCCCCATACTATGCTGCCATCAACTGCGTCTATCTTAGTCAGTGTGGCAGATCTATAGGTCAGCGAGGTTGGACGCTGTTGACCGGCAATGTATACAGCGTCGGCGCTGTCATAGGCCAAGCCCCACCCGTCTGTGTTTAGAGTGTTAGCAAAACGAACCCTCCATATTACAGCACCGGCGGGGGTTAACTTGGCCACAGAGGTATAAGTTATGTCGTCGTCGGAAGAGTTGGTATCAGGTCCAGGTACATAATGGCTGAACAAGGCAAAAATATTTCCACTTGCATCATATTCCACGCTGGTTGCTATCTGTACAATACCCTCCTCTAGAGGAGCCATTGCAAATGTTTCAACCCAAAGGTTAGGATCTGTACTAACTGAACTAATAACTCCATCGGCAATAGTGATAGTTGTACCATCAACTTTTACACCACCTAATACACTTGTTGTTGCTGTGGGCAGTGTATATGCAGATGGAATAGTTGGCTTATTCTTAATAAAATCCAATGCTACATTACTAGCTTGATTCCAATCACTTTGTATTTGTGCAGAAGGAATAGTCGGAGTGCCACTCAAGTCTGCATATGCGCCGCTGAACAGAGCTGGCTGGTTTAATAAATCATTATAACTGCCTGTAGTAGCCACTGTGGCCAAATTACTAGTGCCAGTTACGCTAACAACTCCTTGACTAATAGATAAGCCAGCGCCAATTTTTATGCCGCCTAGTATGCTGTCAGTTGCTGTTGGTAAAGAATACTGATTGCTTCCGCTGATAACACCGTTGTTAATTGTAATACTAGTGCCGTCAACTTTTACTCCACCAAGTAAACTAGTAGATGCAGTTGGAAGAGTGTATGCTGACACAGTGTTACTAAGTACACCTTGATTTATTGCTAACCCCGAACCAACTTTAACACCTCCCAACACAGTAGACGATGCTGTGGGTAAAATATATTCTGTTTGCTGTGCGCTCAATGTTCCGTCTTGACTAATTGTTAAATTTTCACCAACCTTAATCATTCCTAGATCGTTACCGGACGCAATACGACCTGTAATTAGCACTGCTCCAGTATTGTTACCAACTGCTAGACCTATGCCAGCAGTAATTCTAGAAACAACACTTAAATTTTCGCCGTCACCTAGTAGATTATAAATTTCACTAAAGTTGTCGTTAACCTTGGTTGCTCCAACTCTTAACGAATCGCCTGTACCATCGTTATTACGAGCACCAACATTGATAATTTGTTTTGCCATTTTAATTAATTCCCTTTATCAAATTTTGTTTCGGTACCGTCAAACGTTGTAGTTGACGAATCGTAAGTTGCTGTACCTATTACGTTTTTAGAACCAGAATACCATATTCCAGGTTCTGCTCTCAAGAACTCAATAATATTTCTATTTGCTTGAGAAAGTATTGCGCTGTCTCTTTGATCAAACACAGTAGTACCTGTGTCAAAATCAGTTTCTACCCCATCAAACACAGCAGGTGTAGGATTGTATGTAATACCAGTCCACAATCTGCCGGTCTTCTTAACCACTGTGACCTTAACTCCTTGATCAAGAGCATGAGTTAGTCTCACTGCTGTTGTGTCACCGTCAACTGCAAAGTCAGGGTCAAATTGTACATCTCCCTCGGGACTTTCGCTGTGAATGCCAACATTATGTACTTTGAATGGATGTTTTTTAAGTCTGATGTTGCCTACAAAGAATTGCCAGTAAGCTGAGTCTAGCGAGAATCTAGTGCTAGATGTATGCGCAGTCACGCATCTATAATTGTAACTGCCAACTTGAACTATAGTATCTACTTGATAAACTGTAGACGGTATCCATATTTGACTGTTGTCATAGCCGCCAACAAACACTTCTATATCATTTGACTGTCCGTAGCCTGTAGGAATAGTTGAAGTAAACCCATTGGCAAAAGACCATTCAGTGTTAGACTTTGTTGGTAAGAATTCTAAGTTGAAGGTATTGCTACCTGACGAAGTAAACTGTAGGACTTGTGTTTCGTCACGATACGGAATAGTTTCACTTGGTCCAATATCTTGAACTTTAGTACCTCTTGGATATACTTGTGCAGTTCCTGTACCTAGTGTACCTCTTCTTAATCTTCGTAAAACGTTACCATCTTTTTCAAAATATTCAATGCGTTCGCCGTTGATTTCTACTGCTCCTGGTAAATTTTTACTCATGTTAGGCACATCAAATGTTGATGCATCTTCTACATAAATTTCAAAATCATAAAAATTCAACGGTTGGGTTAACCTTGTCTGTTTGCGTAACGCTAGACGTTTAAAGTGTGTTCTATTCAACATGTCTTTAAACTGCATATAACTCATAGTCTGTTGGTAAACATTAGTTGAATACGTGATTAAATCAATTTTATCATTGACTGCAACAGTATTTAATAATGTGATACTCTGTTTATCTGAGTTGAGTTTATAATCAACGCTAGGAGTTAACAGTTGTCCGTTTTTAGTAACCCACACCCCAGCATCGTCAATCACTGGTCGGTCAAGTTTAATATAACCACTAAGGATATTATTAAAATTATAATACTCAACTGTGTCAGGCTCGTAACTTAGATCAGATTTAGCTGAAATACTTGTACGGTGTATATCTAGCACTTGATGTTTGTAAGCATTAACTACTTCAATTTCTGTGCCAGTAGGCTGGGGCTGCATTAACACTAAAGACGTACCTGTCATCAAATATTGTTGATTGTTTATGATACTGATTACTAATAATTTTCCTTTGTTATTGTTGTATACTGTTCTATTGATCTTAACTGTGATGCCTGCTGGATCGATAATGTAGTCTACATTTACTTGCAGTTGAACACCATCTACATAGACAAGTATTTCATCCATGTCTGGCTCATACGGTCTAGCTTTAGTTTGATCAATTGTGTAATTAAGTTTATTTTTACCAATAGTAAAGTAAACATTGTTAGCAGGTGCTAGAATTGTCTGCCCTGCCCTAACTATTACATTAGGTGCATACGGTTCTGTTGTTCCTACAGGATTTTCTAAGTTAAAAACTGTAGCTGTTCCGTTCGAAACAAATCGTTCAGATTTAACTAAACTAAACGTTTCATTTTTATTGTCAACAATCACATAATTTATAATTGCATTGGCAACTGGTGTGGCACCAAATCTAATACCAACTGTGTTGACACTGTCATATGTGTCGTCTGTTTGAAATAATTCAAAAGGCTCTACTAGTCCGTCAACATAAGCTATTGCGGACACTGTGTCTAACCAAGGAGCTTTGGTAATAAATTCAAATGTATCATCATCTCCTACAAAGTAATCAATGTCTAGCACACCAGATCCATTAAATCCGTAGTTGAATATAGAAACTATTGCACCTACCTGCGGTATTGCTGATAACTCTATTGTTCGATTCCTGTAATCTACTTGATAGTCGTCATCTAAAGTAAGGATAGTATCGTCAACTTTTACCAATACTGCTTCTGAACTGTTGATATATTGATTAAACGAGTACGTTTGAGTAGTACCGTTGGCAATATGATTATCAACTCGAATATTTGCGGCGCCAGATGTTGGTCTATAAAATACTTTAATTGCAACAGCATCTAAGATTTGACCTGGAACAACTTCTTCTAGATCAGAACTAGTTGTTGGTGTTACTAAGCCGTCACCATCTAGAATAATATCGTCTGGAGCAAGACCTGTTGCACTTGTTAGTGCAGATCCTACAAATGCACCACCTGATAAACTAGTATCATAATCAACTTCTTGTGGCTTAATTGATCCGTCACTAGTACTCTTACGGAACGCTAACTTGTTATAACCAAAAGTTAATGCAGTGCCTGCAGGAATTTCGCTAGATAAAGGAGTAGATAATGTTACAATGTTTGTTACTGGATCAATATCAACTACCGCAGTGTTTGATAATATTGCAGATGTTGTAATGCGTTCTAGTAAAGAACTTACTATGTCGCCTTCGTTAACCCCGGTAGCATTACTTACTGTTATTTTTGTTGAATTCTTTAATTGATTTCCAGCAGTAAACACAGATACATTACCAACAACTAGTTCTGATAATGACGATATATCTGCTAAAATAGCATTAGAAATTTCTATTACAGGCGTAAAGGTTAACATTGTTGGTCCAACAACTTGACTAACTGATATTACTGCCGTTGAAACTGTGCCTGCAAGACCACTTCTTGAAGTTACACTATTTCCAAAATTAATACCATTACTGATCTGCTGAGGTAGATTTGGTACATTTCCAGAAGATAGACTATAGGTTACTTTGATGGTCGAGTCACCGTCCTCAAAAAGATCAATTTCTAACTCTTGAATTATACGAGTAGGATTTAGACTGTTCCAAGCAGAAATTATGCCTGCTCTGTTTGACACAATCCTGTTAACTACTTGTTTAGCAGTATTGCCAGATACTACACTTGGCACTACTGATCCCAAGAACGATACAGGGCCGGTAGCGGTACCAGTTACTAAAATCTTTTGAATTTCTGCAATACCTTGTACGCCAGGAGTAACGGATACAATATAAGTATCTGCCGCAACTCCTATACCAGTTACTTTCATACCTGTTGCGTAAGTTGTTAGGCCAGGTGCAGTTAACACAGTGTCGTTAATTGACCCAGTAGTTGATGACGGAACAACATTACCTGTTACAAAGATAACCGTTGATCCGTTAACAATTACATTAGGTGACAACACTAAACTACCAGGTTGAATAGTTAATACATCAGTCAACTGAATTGCTGTTGCGCCTTGCACCGCAATTAAATCTGTATCAACTGTAACTGCAATTGACGGTAACGATATTGTGCTGATAATACCATCTCCTACAAATGTTTGCATTGTAGCATTAATATTAGTCTGTTGTTCTGTACCGTAGTTTAAGTCGTCAATCCTAATACCGTTATGGTATATGTTAATAACTGTGTCGTATTCTGGAATGTATGGCAAAGTAAATTCGTTTGAATTTAAGCCTGCTTTAATAATGTAGTCATCAAAGGTAGGATCGATCTCGTCCCATCTATCAGAGAAATACGGAACACTATCCCAACCAGTTGATATGCCAAAATCTAAACCAGTGATAATTACACCGCCATAATCAACACCAGTCATTAATTGTGCTAGGTCTTTACCAAGTTGGCCGGTTTTTGGATCGTAGTAGTATTGAATTCTATCTGCGGCGCTTAGTAGCGACCAATCTTTAATATAATCAATAGTGATAACTGCTGCCTTGGCCGGTGGAGTTTCAAATGTCAATGTTCCATAATAACTAGTGTATCCCCTAACTGTGGATTTGTTGACGGCTAATTTATAGTTGGCTCTCAACACTTCTACTCCGTCAACTTTTACTAAACTTTTTCCAATTCTAATATCTGGAGCCCATTTTAGTGCAAACTGTAATTGATTGCCTGTGCCAGTAAATGCTGCCGACTCTTCTAATTCTGTAATAAAATATGTTCTACTAGTTCTATCAAATTTCATTTTGATAAGATTACTACGAACAACACTATTGCCAATAATTGCAATTGCCCTTGCTGGAGTCCCGTCAATATCAAGGCCGCCGTCAATCACTATAGTTGGAGTTGTTAGATAGCCTTTGCCGGATGTTAGTAATACTATTCTAGATAACTTACCGTTAGAAATAAATGCTCTAGCTGTGGCGGCGGTTGAGGTACTTTGTGTATCTGGATCAATAATTCTAACCACGGGTTCAGTAATGTATCCACTACCTTGGTCAACAATTTTAATAGATAAAATTTCAAATCCAACATTATCTAGCCAGTACTTCCAAGGATAAGTTAAAATAGCCGGTTCTAACGATTGAATGTCACCGTTAACGTTGGCTACTGCAACTGGAAGTGTTTTTCCTTCTCTATAAACAGGAAGTATATCAAAGTCAGTTACTGAAGTTTCAGTTTGATCTATTGCAGTGTATTCACTAACATACTCTCTAATTTGAGTTCTGTATGGTTTTACTTCTGCAATGTATGCTTCAAAATCTGCAAGGTTATCGTTATTAAATGTAACTTTTTGTTTTAAAGGTCCAACATTATGTTGAGCTCTAACAAAGCTAGTTTTAAATGCCCAATCTAAATACGTCTGTTCAGACAATGCATAACGTAAGCATACAAAGAATAAATCTAAGTAAGTTTGTTTTAAAGTGTCAATAAAGATTTTATTCTTTAAAGTCTCAAGAATAATTCTTAATTCAATAACTGCGGTGTTGTCAAAAGTGTCACCATCAAATAACGCACCATCAAATCCCAAAGTAGTGTCTGAAAATTTATAAAGTTCACTACTTAATTGAATTGTTCCGTTTTGACTACCTACTACTTTATAACTCTGTGTCCAGTCAATACTAATACTATCAGCGTATTTTTGTAACAAGTCCCAGCCGCCTGAGCCAGTAGTTCTAACTTTAACATATTGACCAATCTTAACTGTTAGATTATTAATATCACTAATTGTTTCAACTGAAAAATCTGCTAATGTAAATTGGTTAACATCGGCAGCATACCAGTCAGCATAGTTCCAATAGCGGCGAGTATCATATGCTTGACTTTGAGTTCTAGACCATGTTCTAGAGTTTGGAGTGTATGCATATATGCTCCACCTGTTGAGTGCTTGACTATCACTACGAATTAAAACAGAATAGTTTCTTAATTCCAAAACAGTTGCGCTGTCATAACCTTTACCTTCTTCAATAATTTTTACGCCAACAACTTGACCTCGACTATTAATTAATGCTTGTAATTCTGCACTATGTCCGTTACCCTTAACTGTTATATAGGGCGCAGTTACATATCCGTTACCAGCTTCAATAATTTCTACCCCAACTATAGAACCGTCTTGAATTATAGGTAATAAAGAAGGTGCTTTAAACGTACTAACACTGGCAAATCTTAATTCTGCATCAGTATCAAACACTTCGTCGTATAACGCTGTGATAATGCTTGGTTGTGGGTCATAACTGCTTAATGCTAAAATGTCACGAGTCTCAACAATTTGATTAGTTAACATGACACTATTTGCACGTTCAACAAATTGTTTTAGAGCTTCAAAGCGATTAACAAACAAACTTTGACGTGGGCGGAATTCTGCGCCGTATCGTAATTTAGGTGGAAGATTTAAATCAGGTACTACGCGATTATTTTGATCTTTGCCACACAAACTGTCAAACCACTTTTCTTCAATGCTAGCAGGAAGTGCTGTATTTTCGTCTGAGCTTATTAGGCGCCACTCGCTATGGATATTTTGATCAGTCTTGTCAATGGTCCAATATTGTACAGACAACACAACATCAGTGTCTTGTAGCAATGGCTTAACATTAACCAAGCTAAATGAATTTAATCCTGTTAGCGCAAGGTATTTGTATCCTTGGCCTTTTGGATTAGAAATCAATCCGGAAACGTCAGAAGCACTCATCCGTCTGTCTTGTACGTTAGGTATTGTTTTTTTATTCTTTACCCAAAAGTAATATGTTTCTTTAAAAGTTTTAGAAACGTTATCATATCGTTTCTTAACACTATAAACTGAATTGCCATATAGACTTGTGCCACTGATATTTGATGACAATCCAGCTTCGGTATCAGCTCTTTTATCCCACTCTGCAGGTTTTAAACTAGTCTCTACCCATTCGTATATGTCAATACTTGCAGTATCAAACAATGTATTCCATGTGGTGTTACGATACACTACATCGCCGCCGTAGCTGTCAATAAATTTAGCACGAGTTAAATCCCACCATAGCATGCCAACTTTAGTAGTTGTCCATGCCTGTCCGTCATCAACTTTTACAGCACTTGTACCAACAGTGTATGTTGCAGGGTCATAATAAGTTTTAAACTTGATTTCTTGTTCTGCAATTCCTGGAACTTTGCCTTGGATTGGATCAATAATGTCTAGGTAAGTTATTAGCTTGTTTGTTCTCTTATTGTATAAAAACGCTTTCTTAATCTTAGAGATGTCTGGTTTATCTTCTTCGGTTTGAATTTGAGTCCATGCTAATGTGTGTGCTGGTTTTTCATAACTAAAAATTAAACCTGAATTTAAAGTTCTATCTGTAGCATAAGGTGCACCTATTAAGATGGTGTTAGAACCAACTGTAAATCCAGTGCCGTAGCCGTCGCCTATAACAGCATCAGTCTGTAAACTTTCACTGTATATCCACTTAGTAGCATACCTATCATATACATCAATTCGACCGCTGTCAATAATATCTTCAACTAAGTTCATTACCCCGTTGTCAAATATTGTAGAGTCGGTATCAAACACAGTAGACTTGTAGCTGTCGCCGTTGGCGCTGAACACTACCAGTGTTTCGTAGTTGTTCATAAATGCTAGTTTTGCACCAAAGAACTCTGCCGTCTCAGGATTATTACTAACTAGTTCTTGATATACATTAAAATTAGTACCTACTTGATCATAAATTAATACTCTACCTTGGTCTATGTTAGTACCGTCATATAATGTAGAGCCAATGGCCAAATATTTGCCGTTTCCGGATACTGCTACGCTATCTCCAAATCGTTGATTTGACGTGGCAGCATTGCCAGTAGCTGATAACGTTTGAGTTAAAATATATGAATTGTTAGTTAAGGTATAGACAAATACTTTGCCTGTTGCTATACGTTGATTTATTGAAAATACTTGTTCCCATCGTGATCCATTCCACACACCTGCTACTGTATTATTAAAATTATAAATGCACTTGTAATAGGCGTTATTGTAAAGAACAATATCGTCTACTGCATAAATCATTGCAATATTATATTGACCTTTAAACGTTGCGTATGTAGTTTGATCTGCTAATGGTGCAGATACTA